CAAGCAGAAGACGGCATACGAGATGCTACCGTGACTGGAGTTCAGACGTGTGCTCTTCCGATCTTCCAGTGCCGGAACCGTGGACCGTATCCGAAGACGAAGCCAGACCCCGGTAGGAACGACTTCGTCTATGCACTTCCGCCCTGGAAGGACGGCGCGCCAGACCCGACACCCGGAGCGCGGAAGGACAAAAAGCGAGGGAGCCCGAAGGGGAGGCTTCGCGTCTTTCGGCCGAACGGAACTTTCGAGGCGCAAGTCCTTGGGCAATTCCCGACAGCGTCCGACGTCTCGCTGTTTCAGCGGTCCGCGTGGGAAGCGGCGGTCGAGCGATGGAAAGCGTCGACGGATCCAGCGGAGCCGCCGGATATCGTCGGATGCGATCCGGCGCGCGAGGGCGCTGACGATACGATGCTCGCGCCACGGTGGGGGCCAGGCGCGGAGGAACTGCTACGGGCGCACGCGGAGGCGGAAAAGGAAAGCGAAGCGGCAGTCCAACGGGTCCGGGCGCGCCGAGCGCGAATCGGCGAGCTGGTCATGATTCCGAAGGGTGACGGCCCGTCGACGGCGAGGGGGACCGCGGCGGCGTTCCCGGCGTCTCCAGTCAACGTCGACGAGGGCGGCGTGGGAGCCTCGACGCTCGATCACCTGTTTCGTGTCCTCGAGCATGACGCGGTCGGCGTCTCGTTTTCCGCGAGTCCGCCGCAGCCCGTACCGGGCGAGCCGTGGTCGGAGAACCTCCGGACGGCGATGTACGTCCGGGCGTCGATGGCAGTCAACCTCGGGCTGTGCGATGTCCCTCCCGACCCCGACCTCCGAGAGGAATGCTTCGCCGTCGAGGTCATCATGAAATCCCGTGTTGCCCAGACTTTGAAGGGGCGAGAGTGGATCAAGGACCGCGTCGATTCCGTGCTCCTGATTCCGAAAGAGCAGATCATTGCGCTCATCGGAAGGTCTCCAGATCGCTCGGACGCCTTCGTGCTATCGTTGCTTCAGCCGGAGCGGGATCGCGACGTCGGCGGAATTACTGCGATCGTCACTCCGCGCCGACTGTGAGGGATCGATGCCGCCGCGAAACGTGACCAGTCGGATCGACATCCCGGAGGTTTCGAAGGAGGAGGGAACGCTCTTCGAGATTGGCGTCTCTGGTCTGTCCGGGCGCACGAGTGGGAAGATCACCGAAGACTCGGCGAACGAACTCATCGGGATCGCCGGCGTCCGCAAGTTTCAAGAGATGGCGGAGAACAGCGCGATCGCCGGCGCGGGCCTCAGGATTTACAAGCTACTGCTGGAGCAAGTCTCCTATACCGTGGTCCCGCGGGACGATTCTCAACTCGCTGCGCGAATCGCGGAATTCGTCGAAGGCGCGCTAGACGACATGTCCCAGTCGAAGGATCAGGTGCTCGAGGAATCGCGGACCATGCTGGACTATGGCTGGGCCTGGCACGAGATCGTCTTCAAGCTGCGCCGCGGAATGAAGCCAGGTGCGATCGTCGACGATGCGGGGAACGAGATCCGACTCCCACGATCGAAGTTTTCGGATGGTCTGATCGGTTGGCGAAAGATGCCACTTCGCGGACAGGACACCCTGTCCCGATGGGAGATCGATCCCGCGGGTGGCATTCAAGCCATGTGGCAAAACACGCAGGAATATGGCGAGGTCCGAATCCCGATCGAGCGCGCGAGCCTGTTCCGAACGTCGATCGTCAAGAACAACCCCGAGGGGAAATCTCTGCTCCGCCAAGCGTGGATCAACTGGCGATACCTGAAGCGCTTCATGGAAGTCGAAGCGATCGGCGTCTATCGCGATTTGAACGGCATCCCGGTCGGGACGGCGCCGGCGGACGTCATGGCGGCGAACGCGACGGGCGCGAAGAAAGATCAGCGCAAGGCGTTCGAGGCCCTCGTCGCGGGATTGCACGCGGGCGACGAAGCCTCTTTTGTCAAGCCGGCCGGCACCGACGCAAACGGCAATCCACATTGGAACCTCGAGCTATTGAAGAACGAGGGAACGAAAAACTTCGACACGAACGCGATCATCACCCGTTACGAACTGCGGATCGCGACCTCGATGCTGACGGCGTTCCTGATGTTGGGGCAGTCGAGGACGGGCGCGCGAGCCGTGTCAGAGGATCACTCCGATCTGCTGCTCATGGCGCTGAATGCGCTCGCGGTGCGAACGGCGTCGGTCTTCGAGAGCTTCACGTTTCCGCGGCTAGTTCAGCTAAACGGATTCCCTGTGGAGCTGTCCCCGAAGTATGAGGCGGCGAAGGTCAAGCGGGCGCCGAAGGCGAAGGAAGTCGCGGACATGCTCAAGACGCTCAGCGATACCGGCTTCCCAGTCGACACGATTCCGATCCTTGAACAGGTGTTGACGGACGCGGACCTCCCGACGAAAGGGATCGACGACCCCAAGGCCGAGGAGCTGTAGCCGGTGGGTTACAGCTCGATCCCGCCGCCCCCGCCGCCCCCGCCGCCCGCTCCCGCGCGACCTCGCCCGGGTCGAATCTGCCGGGGCTGCGGGGCGGCCACGTGTCGACCGAGCTGCCACTATTGCGGGCGGCCCGGGTGAGGGTCTCCTGTCGACGCATGACATGGAAGCGGACGCGGAAGATCCGAATCGCGAAGGTCAAGTCGGAGACGTTCTTGCGCCGGCGGAATTCCATCGCGGCGGAATTCACGCCGGAACTCGAGAAGCTCTGGCGTGAGCTGGTGAGGGCGACGGGCGGACAGATCGATTCGACGTTACTCAGGAATTCGATCGCGGAAGGGAACCTACTCGCGGCCGACCTGGCGGTCCCATTCGAACAGCTCCTCGAGTCCTTCTACCGGCCACGGATGTCAACGACCCTGTCCGACATCTTTCGCGCGACGGGGACGGCGACGGTCCGCCTGGTTGGTCGCGACCTCGGTCTACCCGGGTCGGCGTTGACGTTCGATCCCACGACGGACGCGGTCCAGCGCTATATCAAGAACGAAGTCGGCCGACTGATCGTCGAGGTTGGATCAACCAAACGCGCGGTGGTCAAGGGGTTCATTCAGGAAGCGGGGCGGCGCGGGCTCAACATCGCGCAGACGGCGGCGTTGATCGAGGAGTCGCGAGTCTTCGGCTTGACGTCGCAGGACTCGCGCGCGGTCCTCAACTTCGGGACCCGGCTGCGTCGCGAAGGGGTCGATGAGAGCGCCGTTCTGATCCTCATGGATCGACGCGCGCGAAAGAAGGAAAAGCAACGCGCAGAGCGGATCGCGCGGACGGAGCTTGTCCGGACGTTCTCCGTGGGGGAGCAGGAGGGGTGGGCGCAGATGGCCGCCCTGGGAACGCTCGGCCCGGAGGCGCGACAGCAGTGGCTCACCATCGAGCCGTGCGAGATTTGCGCCCCGCTCGACGGCGTGGTCGTCCCCCTCGGCGAGCTGTTCTACCCGGGCGGATTCGCGAAACCGGGCGACCCGCATCCGCGATGCGAGTGCTACGTGACACTTCTACCGTTCGGAGACGAGGGAGAGCTGGCCGCCTGAGCATGAGTCAGCGCGCCCCCGCGGGCGCCCTGGAACCTTGACACGGCTGTTTCTCCGGATCTACCCTGTGCCGTGATGGAAGGCCGGCTCCAGTTCGACGTGATCCGGAAAAGCGCGGCCGACGAGCGCCACTACCTGACCGGGTGGGCCTATGTCGCGGCGGACGCGGACGGGCTCACGGTGGTCGACCTGCAAGATCACGTGATCCACATCGACGATCTCCAAAAAAGCGCGCGTACTTTCATGCGTGACTTTCGCGCGAGCGGCGACATGCACGAAGGCCAGCCTGACGGGGACGTCGTCGAGTCCGTGGTCTTCCATCCTGAGATGAAAAAGGCGTTAGGCATTCCGGAGGGGACGCTCCCGGACGGGTGGCTCGTGACGGTCGAGGTCTCGGCGGCCGAGTTCGCGAAAGCGATCGACGGCTCGAGGCTCATGTTCTCGATCGAAGGTCAAGCGACGGGAGTCCCGGCGTGACGACCAAGCTGGTCAACCTCGTGATCAAGCGAGTCGACCGCGTCGACGACGGCGCGAACCCCCACAGCGACATCATTCTGTTCAAGCGGCGAGTGCGGAAGCAATCCCCGGAGCCGATGACCTTCGACGAGATCCGCACGGAGCAGGTCCTGTCGGATGAGCTGTGGGACGCCCACATCATTTTCATGCAATCGGTCGACTCGATCCTTTCGTCGGATCGCGCGGGAACGGAAAAGAAGGATCTCGTCGTCACGAGTCTCGATCAGTTTTTGACGGCGGCGGAAGGGCTCGGCGCCGACGTCAAAGTCGAGAACACGCGGATCGCAAAGGCCCGAGCTACAGACAACCCGACTCAAGCGGCGTGCTTTGCGACAGCAGTCGCGGGAATGCTCGCCAGCGCGTGGGAGGCTAAGAAGATGTCGAAGGCGAACGAGCTGGACTTGGACGCGATCCCCGAAGCGCAGCGACCTTTCGTCGTAGCGATTCAGAAGCGGGTCGTCGAGCTGGACGCCACGGCGACGAAGGACGCGGAGGCGTTGAAGGTCGCGACCGGATCCGTCGAGTCGCTGACGAAGGAGATCGTCGAGGCGAAGGAGCAGATCACGAAGATCAGCAAGGAACTCGACGACCTGGATCCGAAGCGCGCCGAGAAGCGTCGGCTCGAGGCGATGCCGGAGGACTTCCGGAAGCGCTTCGAAGCGAACGAGAGGGAAGTCGGCGAGCTGAGGGCGGACCGCGAGACGCAGGCGATCTCGAAGCGACTGCCGCCGGTGATCGCGGTCGAGAAGGACGCGCTCGCGGGCCTGCTGTTCCGCGTCGAGAAGGGGACGACGACGAAGGAGGACGCGACCGAGCTGGAACGCATCTTCAAGTCGATCTCCGAGACGAAGGAGTTTGCCACCCTGCTCAAGGCGAACGGCGGCGGCGGAGCGCCGGCGGAGTCCGGAGCCGCCTACGACATCGCGAAGCGGCGCGCGGTGGACCTCGTCGCGAAGGGCCAGGCGAAGACGGTGCCGGAGGCCCTCACGGCGGTGTGGACCGCGGACCCGATGCTTTGGGATAAGCACACGGCCGAGCGGACGGCGCGGCCGGCCGAGTAGGCCGGGCGACCAGCGTCGAGGTGCCGGCCTCATGTGCCGGCCTTGCTGATCTGACCGAGGAGATAGGAACATGACGACTCCGTTCAACGTAGACGGCGCGTTCAAGCTGATCGCGCAAGCGGGGGCCGATCTCTCCGCGTCGCAATTCCGAGCCGTCAAGCCGGGCGCGACAGAGGGCCAGGTCGTCGCGATCGCAGCGGCGACCGATCGCCCCGTGGGCGTCCTGAAAGACGCGCAAACGGTGATCGGCCAGCCGGTCGACGCGGTCATGTTCGGCTACGTCGAGATGGAGGCGGGCGCGGCGATCACCTACGGGGACGAGCTGGAGCTGGACGCCGTCGGTCGCGCGATCACCTCCGTTCCCACCGCCGGCGTCCATCAAATCGGGTGGGCCGCAACCGCGGCCGGTGGCATCGGTGAGCGGTTCACGGCGTGCATCAACCTGATGGCACCCTGGGAGGACTGACGCTTAGGCGTCGGCGTCGGGCGAGGGACGTTCAAGGGAATAACGGGCCGAAGAAGGAGAATCGGAGATGCCTACCGCGCAGTCGGTTCACATCGATCGAGCGCTTTCGGATTTCTCGATCGGGATCATTCAGGAGCCGAACCGGCGGGTAGCCGGCGACTTTTTCCCGATCACGGAGACCGATCACAAGTCGGACAAGTACCACATTCTCGACCGGAACCCGTTCGCACGCGGAGACGCGAAGCCGCGCGGGCCGAACGAGGAAAGCGCCGGGTTCGAGTTCACGCTCTCGGACGACTCATTCGCGGTCAAGGAATTCGCGTTGCACACGGACGTGCCGGCGCAGACCTTGGCGAACGCGGACCCTCAGGCGCGTCGCCTGATCGAGGAAGCGCGCACGCGGCTGGTGACAGAGAACATTCTGCTCACGCACGAAGTCGAGTGGACCACGAAGTATTTCACGACCGGAGTGTGGGGGACCGACGAGGTCGGCGGCACGGCGTTCCCGCGGTGGGACGACTACGCGAACAGCGACCCGGTCAAGGACGTCGACCGAGCGCGTCGCGCGATCATCATCGACGGTGGGAAGGTGCCGAACGCGATCCTCGTCGGTTACGACGTCTGGACCGCGCTGAAGAACCATCCTTTCTTCGTGGATAGGATCAAGCACGTCTCCGACCAAGCGATTTCTCAGGACATCGTGGCGCGCTTCCTCGAGGTCGATAAGCTGATCGTCGCGTCCGCGGTCAAGGCCACGAACGCGGTCGGTGCGGCGGCGACCTACGATTTCGTGCTGGGCAAGAACGCACTCCTCGCCCATGTCGGTCCGGCGGGTAGCGGCGAGTTCATGGCGAGCGCGGGGCGCATCTTCGCATGGCGCGGGACGGGCGGACCGGGCGCGAACATGGTCGCGGCGGTCTCGGTCATCGATCGACCTCTGCACAAGTCGGTCCGTTACGAGGTCGAGATGAACTGGGACGACAAGGTCACGGGCGCGCAACTCGGTTATTTCTTCTCGCTCGCGGTCGACTAGCGGGTCGAGCATTCCCCTTCCAGCCCCGAAGGTTCGGGCCAGGGACGAAGGAGGGAAAGGTGCCGGACACTCACATCGTTCGCCGTCCGTACAGGACGGGCGGGAAGCCGATCAAGTCGGGGGACAAAGTCGACGCGTCGGGGTACAGAAACCTCCGGCTGATGGTCGATCAGGGATACCTCGAAGCGTTGCCCCCGGGCGGCGCTGCGAAGGCGGCGAACGGTCGGACACCTACCGTCCGGAAAAAGAAAACCGGGCGGCGGGCGTCGAAGGTCGCGGGAAAGAAAACGGCGCGCGGTCGAGTGGCCTCGCGCGGAGCGGCCGCGTAGAAACGGCCAGAGGGGATCGACATGGCGCGGGACCACGGGAAGCTATACAAGATCACGGACGGCGAAGCGTACGCGGGTGACTTCACCGCTCGCCAGCCGCTCGGGATCTCCGGGAAGTCGATCAAGCAGGTCACTTCCGCGCAAGTCCTGGCGCTGTTCGCGACGCCGATCACCCTCGTCGCAGCTCCGGGCGCGGGGCGATTCCTCGCGCTCGAAGCCGTGATGATCCATCTGCCGTTCAACAGCGCCGCGTATGCGGGGATCGCGGCGGCGGAAGACCTCGCGGTTCGTTACACGGGCGCGGCGGGGCTGATCGTCGCGCAGGTCGAGGCGACGGGGTTCCTTGACGCGGTGGCGGACGCGACGCGGTACGCGACGCCGGTCGCCTTCACGGCGGCGCCGACGGACGTGACGCCGGTGCTCAACGCCCCGCTGGTCCTGCACATGACGACGGCGGAAGTGATCACCGGCGACTCACCCCTGAACGTCACCACGCTCTACCGCGAATTCGATACGACATTCCAGGCGTAACTGGGAGGCGTTGAAGTGTACGAACTGCTAGCGTCGGCGGCGCGAACGGCGAGCGGTAACTTCGCGCTGCCGGATAAGAAGGGCGAGTTGTTCGCGATCGATCTGCTACTGACGGTGACGGCGCAGGCCGGAACGACGCCCACGCTGAACGTCGCGCTCGAGCGACGGCTTACGGGATCTGTTTGGGAAGGCTTCCTCACCTTCGCGGAAGTGGCGGCGGCGACGCCGACACGTCTCGCAACGTGGGTGCGCGACGTCGCACCCGCGGCGGTCGAGAGGGCGCCGGTCGCGCCGGGGGCAGCGGGTGCCCTGAACGGTCCGGCCGGGTCGGAGTGGCGACTGACGTGGGCGATCGCGGGCGGATCACCGAGCTACACGTTCTCGGTCCATGCCGAGGAATACTTCGCTTCGCGGAAGTAAAGGGCAAGCGGTGTCATATCAATACGAGCAGGGGACGACGATCGGGAACGTTCGCGAAGCGATCGGCGACACCGACGGATCTATCATGGCGTCGCTTCGAATCGACGACGAGGTGATCGAGGCGTTCCTCCTGACGGAAGCGACGGAAGCGGCGGCGGCATTGCGTGCGCTCGACGTCCTCATGGCGAAGGGCGCGCAACTGAAAGACCGCGGCGAGCGCGGCACGTCGACCGACATTCACCTGTGGTTTGAACGAAAGAAGGCGCTTCGGCTAATCCTGATGGATCGCCAGGCGAGCGACGCGCTTCCGAGCAGTCCCTCGCTCAGCACGACGCGCGTCGCGGCGCTACAGGCGGACGCCACCAGGGTTCAACCTTTCGCGAAAATCGGAGACCTTGACTCGAATCGAACTGGACCGCCGGGGGCCTGACGGTGTCGATCACGGCACGGCAAGCGGCCAACGGCCTGGAAAAATATGTCGCTCTCTTGCCGTCTCAGCTGTCGCGCGAAATGATCCTCATGCTCCGACTAGCCCGGAAGAAAGCCATCACCGAGTTCATGCTGCCGAAGTCGAAGACCGCTCCGGTGCATCCCACGAAGCTGACGAAACGGACGGGGCGAGGTGCACGATCCGTCAAGGTCGGGCGTGTTCAAGTCCGAGGGCGAGAAGTCGTCGGTGAGCTTCTCGCTGGCGGCGCGAATGCTCCATACATGGGAATCCACGAAACGGGCGGCCAGACCAGGCCGCACGTGATCCGCCCGCTTCGCGCGCGCGTCCTTGCGTTCATGCAAAACGGCGCCCTCCGGTTCGCTCGAAGCGTCAATCACCCGGGGTCGAACATCCCGGCTCGACCATACCTAAAGCCGGCCGGGGAATCCTTGAGAGATGAGTGGCCGGCTCGAGTGCGAGCCTTGAACGCCCGCCTGAAAAAGGCCGTCGGTCTCCCGAGAGCATGAATGGCTCAGCCGAAGGCAGACAAGATTTTCGAAAAGATCCGGTCGCTCTTCCAGGGGATGACAGTGGCGGGCGGATTCAACTATGCGCCGACGGTCGTCCACCGTTGGGAGAGGCCGGAACCGAACGAGCATTTTCACGGAGACGAAGAGGTCGTTTATGTGATCTTCCCCGGCGACAGTCGAACAGAAACGGGGCGGACGACAGGCGATCAGGACGCGATCATTCAAAAGGAAATGGAAATCGAGATCATAGCCGCGCGCAGGTCGGACCTTGCGCGCAAGGCGACACAGCCGCACTCCGAGGCGTTGCAGGCGAATCAGCCGAGCCGCGAACGTGTGAAAGAAAATCTAAGCCAGGACATCGAGCGGGCTCTGTTCACGGACGTCCGTCTCGGTGGCCTGTCCTGGCAAATCGTGATCGTCGACGTAAATCTCCACTTAGTCGTCGAGCAATACGACGCGATTCATGTCCCGATCACTGTGTCGCACGACACGAGGCGGAGTGACCTGTGATGGCTGAAGTTGCGCTGGTCCTGGCGGTCGCGGCGATCGCGGGGCTCGTCTGGCTATGGGTCGAGGTCCGCGAGGTGCGCGATCAGGTGCGGGCGCTTCGAAAGCCTGAACTCGAGCGCGAAGCGCTGCTCTCGGAGGTGCTCGGGACCGTCGGCGCCCCGACCGATTTCGATCGGGTGCCCGGTCCTCCGCCGCTGCCGGTGACCGACCTTCGTGGGCAGTGCCGGGAATTCCGTGAGAAGGCGAGGCTACGAAACATCGGGCGGGCCGCGCCGACGTTGACGCACAGACCTCGGCCATCCTAAATATCCCGGGAGGTTTTTCGAATGCTGGTCAACTACAACGGAACGGAGCCAGGATACGCACCGCGGTTCAAGTGCCGGCTGACGCCGGGGACGAACGACACGGAGAAGCTCGGGCTGACCGAGGACGTGGTCAAGCGAATGCTCGCGTGCGGACTCGTGACGGAAGTCAAGGCGGGCGCGGGTTCGTTCACTCGCCCCGATGGCAAGGGGCGCGCGCGGGCCGAGCGCAAGTAAAAGGAGACCAGTAAAATGGCGACTCAAGTCGCGGTCGGCTTCCAGCAAGTCGCGGGGTTCAAGCTCAGCACGCTACCCTGGGGCGGGAAGGCTACCGTCCTCGGCGCGGGCGACGGGATGGAATTCCTCACCGACTCCCTCGACGCAAACGTCACGCTCCTACAGAACGAGCAAAACTCCGGATCGTCGCAACGCCTCCCGGGAGACAAGGGGAGCGAGATCCATTCAGGAGCGTTGGCCGCTAACCTGTACTACCGCGGCCTCGAACGAATGATCGCGTCCGTATTCAACACCGCGGGAGTGCCGACGAACATCGAAGCGGGGGCCGAGCACCACGTGTTCAAGTTGAACGAGACTCATCTTGGCCGCTACGGGACGCTCGCGACGGATGCGGCCCCGGCGATTCGTGAGTGGCCAGCCGTGAAGATCGCCGGCATGACGATCGAGGTGACGGAAGACTCGATTGCTACGATCGAATTCACGCTCACCCCGTTCGGGCTCAACCTCAACCGCGGCGTCGCGGACCCGGACAAGGTCGTCGTGTCGATCGAGCCCGTCGACGGTGCGATGACGATCGCGGCGCAGCCGGATCGCCCGAGCCCGATCACGATTCTCGTGACCGACTCGGACGTGTCGATCACGGAGTACATCGTGACGATCGTCGGGACGAACCGCGACGGGCGGGTAGTCACGGAGGTCTACACACTCTCGGCCGACGGCCTCACCTTCGAGACGGTGGAGTTTTTCAAGACCGTCACGACCGTCACGGCTTCCGGTCTCGCGGGGACGGCGACGGGCGACACGATCGTCGTCGGCGTGAACAACGGGTTCAACAACGACACCACGATGGCAACGGTGACGTTGCCCACCGAGCGTGACTTCGCGCTGTTCTCGGACCTAAAGGTCTGGGCCAACGGGCAAGATGAGGGCGCTCTCGGGACGGCTGATGCGAATCAGCTGTTCCTCAAGACCTGGCGGCTCACCATCGAACTCAACACGCCGCCGAACGTGACGACGAGGTTCGGCAATAAGACCGACGAGCCGTCGGTCGATGGGTTCGTGAACATCACCGTTGGACTGTCGTTCTCCGAGTGGACGAATGAAAACATGTTCATCTTCGACAACCGGCTCGCGATCGACGAGATGAAGATGCGGGCGCGGTTGCTCGGCCCGCTGATCGGAGCGACGGCGACGCCTCACAAGATCGACTTCTACCTGAACAACCTCCAGCTCAACTCCGGATCTCCTCAGACGGGAGGGCCGGGGCGGATCCCGGTCGATTACGAAATGCAAGCGGCGCGCGCGCTCGTGGTGCCGACGGGATTTCCGGCCGGCTACACAGACGCGGTCACCATGGAAATGGACAACAGCCTCGCGACGGACCCGCTCGTTCCGTAACAGCGTGGGCCGGTCGGTGAGCGCGAGACGTGCCCCCCGGGGGTTCTCCCCGGGGGGGAGGGCTTCCAGGTTTCAAAAGAAAACGGAGAGAGCAAAGGCCAATGAAGGTCATAACTCAATACAAAGCAGCGGACGCGGATCCCGGAGAATGGCACGAGTACCCGCTCGAAGGGACGGAAGGTCTGCTCCCTGAAGAGAGGCCCGCCTTTCAGATCCGACGGATCCCTGACCCCGAAGGGCGGAAGATCGAGATCGAGGTCTTCGGGAACACGACCGAAGTCCGAATGAAAAAAGGTGAGAGTCGGCGAACGCTCGAGCTGAACAAGATCCAGGAGGTGACGCACCGCAAGGCGGCCTATGCGCTGGTCAACTCGCGTAACTGGGCATGGTGCGCGGGCGACGAAGCGACGGCGGGCGATTGGTCGGGCCGGCTCAAAGTCAAGGTCACGGTCGGCGAACCCTTCGACCTCGCGGGCCACTGGAACGACGCTGTCAAGAAAGAGGTCTTCGCGCAAGTCTGGGACCTGGCACTCTGGACCGTCAGGACTGCGAACGGAATGTCAGGCCGTCTTCGTGAGGACGCGGAGGGAAAAGAAGAAACCTAATCGATTTCATCGCCTTTCGACTTAGGTTCTCGGACAAGGTGCCGGCGGGGCGATCGAAGCAATACACCGACATCGACGAACGATGTCGGGCCTGTGAAGTCCTGGGAGGCGAGGAGCCGCCATGCGTCCCGGCCGATCTGATTCCGAAGTACCAGACGGAGAAAGGGCGCGATTGTCCGCGGGTCGATGTGTGGCCGGTGAACGTCGACGCGGCACGGCTAGCCCTGTTGCTTCTCGGGGAGCGCGGACGCGCAGCGTTCGACAAGGCATTCACATTGTGGGAGGTCCGAACGACTCCCACCGTCGAGGCCGCGGAGGAGTTCCTTTTCTTCGTGACGTCGATCGTACAGTCGACGGAAGTCTCCGAAGCGATTCACCCTCCGAAGAAACCGGTCGCGGGAAAGGGCGCACAGCGTCCGCAACCTCCAGCGCGCCCGCGACCTCAGCGCCCCGTCTTCGGCCCGAGGTGATCGATGGCTGAACAAGTCCGCCTGGAAATCATCGTCGGCTCTAAGGGCGGCGTGATAGTCAATCAGCTCGCGAAGGGACTGGTGAAGGTCGACCAGAGCGCGAGAAAAGCACAGGCCGCGATTGGGAAGGTCGGCAAGTCGATCTCGTCGGGTGTCGGAATCGGGCTCGGGATTTCCCTCCTGGCGGCCGCGCAGGCGGCGTTCCGCGAGATGATTGCTGTTGGTCCGCGGTTCGATGCCGCGATGACGAAGTCGCTCGCGATCATGGGTGATGTCTCCGAGGTGCTCCGTGAGGATATGGTTGAGGCGGCGCGCGAGGTTGGCCGAGAGACGTCGTTCTCGGCAGACCAGGCGGCGGAGTCGTTTTTCTTCCTCGCGTCCGCGGGTCTCTCGGCCGAGCAGTCGATCGCATCGCTCCCGCAAGTCGCGTCGTTTGCTCAAGCTGGAATGTTCGACATGGCTCGGGCGACGGACCTTCTCACGGATGCGCAGTCGGCGCTAGGTCTCTCGTCGGATGACGCCGCGGAAAACCTCGAGAACATGACGGAGCTGTCGGACGTGCTGGTCAAGGCGAACACGATCGCAAACGCTTCCGTCGAGCAATTCGCGGAGGCGTTGACGAATCGAGCGGCGGCGGGAATGCGGCTACTCGGCGTCGAGCTAGAGGAAGGAGTCGGAGCGCTCGCGGCGCTGGCGGACCAGGGTGTCAAAGGCGCGGTCGCAGGTTCGCAGCTGGACATCGTATTCAGAAATCTCCGCTCGTCGGCGAGCAAGAACGCGGACGCCTTCGAACGATTCAACATCACCGTTTTCGACGAAGGCACCGGGAAATTTGCCGGGCTCACGAACGTGATCGAAGACATGGAAAACGCGCTCGGGGGGATGAGCGACGAAACGAAGACGGCGACGCTGTTGCAACTTGGATTCGGCGACAAGGCGCAGGCGACGTTGCTGCAACTCCTCGGCACCAGCGAAGCGATTCGCGGATACACAAGCGATCTGCGGGACTCAGCCGGAACCACGCGCGAGGTCGCCGAGAAACAGCTGAACAACTTGACGGCTCAGCTCGGACTGCTCGGCGACGCCTTTGTCGACTTCGCGCTCGAAGCGTCCGGGGGCGTGACGCCGTTCCTCACCGACTTCGTCAAGACGATCCGAACGGAGGTGTTGCCGGTCGTTGCTGATTTCGTTCGAGAGATGGGCAGGGGGTTGCTGCCGATCTTGAAGGACGTCGCGAGCATCCTCACCGGAACGCTCGTACCCGCGTTGAAGCTGGCGGCTGAGGGGTGGGGAGAGATGTTTGACATCGTCGCGCAGACTGCGACCGGGGGGCAATTCGCAGGGGTCTCGGACGAGGTCAACCGGACCAGGCTTGTCTTCGACGCTTTGCGCGCGACGTGGGTCTCGGCGAAGCTGATCTTTTTGGGGTTCGTTCGCGCCATCATTGAAGGGGAGTTGAAGCTCGCGAACCTCGGGAACACTCTCGCGGATGCGGCGACGTCGACACTCGACTTTGCCAAGGACGAAGCGGCAGGGGTCGGGAGGATTCTCACCGGGGACTTCTCAGGTCCGAAGGTCGAGACACCGAAGCCGTCGGAGGGTGTCGGCACGGGGCTCCGGGACGATCTGAAACTTCTCGACGCGCAGATCCGGGAGACACAAAAAGAACTCGACATCCTCGGCGCGACGTCTTTGGACAATTTAGAGAACGGGGCGAACAGGTCCGCGGACGCGATCGGTGAGATCGGCACGGCGGCTGGCGACGCGGCGAACGAAGTCGCGGCCGCGACGGCCGCGGCGGCAGTGGAAGCGGCGGCAGGGACGGCAGCGGCCGCGGCGGAAGCGGCGGCGGAGCTGGAGGCTTTCGAGAAACGAGTCGTGGATCTCGTCGACACGTTGGGCGGGTTGAACGAGGAAGACATTGCATCGGGGATCAATGATCTCGCCACGGCGTGGCGAAAGATTCAAAGCGAAGGGCAAGGCACTAAGCAATCGGTCAAGGCGGTCCGCGACGAGATCGACCTCCTGATCGAAGCGGGAGCGGAGGCGCTCCCTATCCTGTCGGCAGTCTTCGGCACGACAGAAATCCCAATCAACAGAGAGCTGTCGGCTTCGCTGATGCAATTTCAAACCGACGTCGCCAACCCAGACTTGATCGGGAGTCCGTTCCTTCAACTTCAAGGGCAGATCCTTAGCGTCCGGGGGGCGATACAGTCGGACAAAGACGCAGTCGAAGCCCTCGTAAAGGCGGCCGACGAGGGGATGCGCGACGCGTCGGAAGCTACCCGCGACTGGGGTCAGGCGCTTCAAAACGTCGCGAGCCAACTCGAAATTTTCGGATCGTTCGGAGCGATCCTCAGTCAGCTTGCCGGAGGGATCGCGGGGCTCGGGGCGGGGCTCGATCAGATAAAGATCCCGGAGGGTAAGGACGGCATCGGCGGATTCTTCAGCGGTGGAATCGGGAACGCTCTTGGAAACATCGGTGGAGCCTTCCAGCTTGGAGGTGCTGCGCTTGGGATCGGAAAGGCGATCTTCGGCCTGTTCGGATCGAGCCCGGTCGAGAAGGCCGTGAAGGAAGTCGGCAAACAGATGGGCGTCGACATCTCCGAAGCGTTGGCGGAGTCGATCGCGGCGACGTCGGACCGGCTCGGCGTCGGGCTGCGCGAGGCGTCGCTCCTCGCGCTCGACGAGGTGATCGCCGAAAGCGGTCGGTCCGCTTCGGAGTTCGGGGACGAAGTCAATAGCCTGATGGAGGCGGCCGCGCTCGGGGTCGTTCCTCTGACCGAAGCGCTCGAGACGGTCGGGTCGGTCTTCCAGACGTTGACAGATGAGAGCTTCACGCTCGGAGAGGTCGCCGACGCATCGATCGCGCGGATCGTTCAACGCGCCCGGGAGCTAGGTCAGGTGATCCCTGAAGTCGAGGCATTCCTCGAAGCGAACCGTCAGCTCGCGGTCGAAGGCGTCGGCACCGGACTCGAAGGGATCGAGCCGGTCACGGCGGAGCAATTCCAGGCACAGGCGGAGATTGCGTCTTTCGTTTTCTGGGATACCTTCCAGAAGGAAGGACTCCTCGCGGCGGCGGCGGCGTTCGACAAAACCCTCCCAGCGCTACGCGAGCGCCTCGAGGAATTCGGCGGCGACGCCGGGGTCATCGATGCGCTGATCGGGCCCATCATCCAGCTCTCGGAGCTGGCAGGGAACGAGCTGTTCAGGGGCGCGGCGGAAGGGGCTCAGGGATTCTCTGACGTCCTCGCGGGGATCACGAACCAGCAGCTTCCGTTGTCTACCGAGCAATTCGGCGCGTTCGGAATTCAAGCGGGCGCGGCGTTCGATCAGGCGCTCCTCGCGGCGCAGGAGTCCGGGCTCGGAATGGAGGAAGCGCAGACTCAAGCGCTACTCGCGATCGTTCCTCTACTCCAGACGATTCAAGACGCGGCCGCGCAGTATGGTTTTGAGATCGACGCAAATACACAGTCGCTCATCAGCCAGGCGGAGGCGAACGGGATCGCCTTCGCGACCGACCCTCAAGATCGGCTGATCGCGTCGATCGATGCGCTCACGGTCGCGATGGGAGGGATCCCGCCGAAATTCGATGAGATCGGCGAGTCGGCGGAACGGTTCGGCGAGCGTGGCGGCGATGCGATGACCGGCCTTGGAGACGAAGCGGCGGCGGCGGCGGACGAGATCGGAGCCGGCGGAGCGGAAGCGGCGGCGGCGGCGGAAGACCTCGCGTCCGCCGTGAGCGAAGGCGCGGTCGCGCTGATGGGCCAGGCGGACGCGGCCGCGGCGGCGTTCTCGACCGATCCCACGGACGCGATGCGGACCAGCGTGGAAGGTCTGACGGGCGACCTGGCGGGCGTGATTCCCGTGATCCGGCAAATCGGCGCGGAGATCACTGCTCTACCGTCGTTCCCGTCCGTCCCGGGCGGCGGAGGCGGGGGCGGTGGCGGCGAGCCGCCGACGTCGTTCGCCACGGGCGACATTGTCCGACACACGCCGGGCGGGACGGTCGGCGTCCTCGGAGAAGCGGGCCAGGACGAGCTGGCGGCCCCCGTCCAGGCGTTCTCGCGACAGCTCGCGGCGGACCTGGCGGCGGTCGTCGGAGCGGGCGGCGGGGGCGGTGGCCAGATGGTCGTCCACGCGATCGTAACGGTCGACGGCGAAGCGATCGGTTCCGTCGTTCAACGGAAGCTAGACTCGAATGAGATCGTGGTTCCGGATAATGCGCGCGTCGATCGCGTGCAGTAAGGTGGCGGAATGGCGGAAGTCGTCCAGCGCTTTCTTGATCTGAGCCACATCCTTGACGCGGCGTCGATCCTCACGCGGTCGAGCGCGCAGCTCTCGTTACCGATCTCGTCTCTCCTCGACGGGTCGCGGTCGAAGGTTTGGCGGACTGACATCGGGTGGACGATCATCACTGGCTTCAACGATGGAATCCCGCTGAACGAAGCGACGACGGGAGACGCGATCGCGACGATCCCGGCGGGGCTGTACATCACGGGCGCGGCGGTCGCAG